CTGCCGATGCTGAAGGCTCTGGCCTCGGTGTTCAAGCAGGAGTTCAAACAGCACACCTATGGTGCATTTGGAATCCCTAATGAGCGCGATATCGCCACGGCTCTGCATGCGAGCGAGCTCATGTTCACAAAGCTGGGCTCGGATCAGATCCAGGCCGTAGCCATATTTAAGATTCTGAAATCAGCCAGCGCCCATGAGGACTTCTCTGGCCGACAATGCCAGATCAAGGCAGGCGATGTGCTGGTGAGATACATCGCTGGCACATACGCTGGGATGGAGAAGCTGATCCAATCTCTCATCGAAAAATGTCCAGGCAGAGCTCTCTGGGTGGAGTGCCATCAGGAGATCTCGGCCATCAAGTTGCTTTTACAAAGCAACAATTTCTCACAAATTATGGTGAAAATATCCGCGAGCTCCGACATAAAAGGATTATATTTGCGAGGAGATCACTCGGGCCGTTTGCCTAAGGGCATGGAGACTGCAGATGTGCCATCGATGAAGCAACTCTGTGCTGAGTTTATCACAGCAGATCAGCGTGATAGATTTATCACAGATCTGCGGAACTATGAGGCCACGAAGCCATGGGCTCAGCACTATTCAAGTTATAACAAACGGCAATCATGGACAGCGTTCGCCCTGCATGGATACGACCAGCAGGATCCATCGTTCATCATCAAGCCATCGGAGATGTCGAGAAAATGGAAAGAAGAAAATCCAGCCAGGCTGCAGTTAAAATGTGGGCCCACTCCTGCATCTGTGGCCATGTCTGAAACCTGGGTAGAGGTTCAAAAGATTATCCCGTGCAGGTTTCAGCGAGTGCGCCTGATGCGCCTATCCTCTAAGGGAGGGGAGCTCACGCGCCATGCAGACATCACGGATCCAGAGGCTGGGACGCGAGATGGCCAGATCGCTCGGCTGCACATTCCGCTGCAGACAAACCCTGGCTGCGAGTTCAGATCATGGGACATGGATGGCCGAGAGCATCGCATCCATTTTGCTGAGCGAGGGCTCTACTATCTGGACACCAGAAAGCCGCATGCGGTTCAAAACAAATCCGATGCAGATCGCATTCATCTTGTATGCGATGTGTATTCAAACTCCTGGGTTAGGGAGCTGATCAATGGCTGAGTGGTGGCAGGCGGATCCGATCATCGAGAAGTATGGCGACACTTTAGTTGTGCGCGAGGATCTCGTTGATGGCGGATCGAAAATCAGATTCCTCCCCTATCTAGTTCAGGATCACAAGGAGATAGTTTTCGGCGGCCCGTTTTGTGGAGGAGCTCCGTATGCTCTGAGCGTTTGGGGTCGCAACAAGGGAGTTAAGATCACGCTGTTCTATGCGAAAAGAAAAGAGCTGCATCGTCGGCAGAAAGCTGCGTTCAAAAATGGCGCGCAGATTTTTCAAGTGCCGTTCGGCTACATGTCGAACGTGCAGGCCAAGGCGCGGAGATACGCTGCCGATCATGGAGCTCTGTTTCTGCCTCTCGGGTTCGATGTGCCGAACAGCCATGCGCCGTTCGTTGAGTTCATGCGCGGCGTTCGTGCCAGCGTCGGACACATCGATCAGGTATGGTGCGCAACAGGATCTGGCATGCTGGCTCGATGCCTATCGGAGGCATTCCCTGACAGCGAGATCCATGGAACAACTGTTGGGCTGAAATCGAGATACTCGAAGCAGGATTTTAAATCGAACGTGATCCTGCATGATTGCAAATATGATTTCGCAGAGGAGACGAGAGCCATCGCTCCGTTCCCGAGCTGCGCGAACTATGATCGGAAGGCATGGGAGATCATGGAGAGGGAGGGCCGTGGGACAAAACTATTTTGGAATGTTTTGGGATAGTATGGTATTGGAGATCATCACTAGCTCCTGCAGCATGCTCCAGTTTTTCGGGCGATCCTGGCGATCCACCCACCAGCGATTATTCGCCATCTCAAACTCGCCGATGCCGAGATGGTCGTGCTGTTGGATGAACTGCTCGATCAGATCGATAGATGGCTGCTTGAGCTTGGCGATGCGAGAGCCATACCAGGCATGGTTTCTGAGATCTCTGAAATGCTCTAATCTAGTTTTCATGTGTCCAATATATCATCTCCAGGGGAGTGTTTGAAGATGGCGCTGATGGGATTTCGTGAATACGCGAGGTATCGAGGGGTTAGCGGTGAGGCAGTCTCAAAAGCGGTGAGATCTGGGCGCATCAGTACGATCCAGGATCATAATGGGAACCGCAAAATAGATCCTGCCATCGCCGATCAGGAGTGGGATAGAAATACAAACCATACCAAAAAGAACGTGTCTGAGTATATCAAGCGGCCATCTCCTGCGGCTGAACCGCCACCAGAACAAAATGAACAGACGATGGCCGATAGTGTAGAAGAGCCTGCTCCAGCTCCAGCCCAGCAGCAGGTTTTCACGCCAGATCCAGAGGCCGAGAAAGCCTCAAAAACATACCATCAGAGCAGGTCTATTAAAGAGGCATACTCAGCCAGGCTGCAGCGGCTGGCCTATGAGGAGAAGCTCGGCAAGCTGATCAACGTGGAGAAAGTTCGAGTGGCCGCTTTCAACACCGCGCGGATCGTGCGAGATGCCATCCTGTCTGTGCCCGATCGAATCAGCCATGAGGTTGCCTCGATCCAGGATCCGCATGAGGTTCATATCAGAATGACAGAGGCCTTGATCGAAGCATTGGAGGGATTGAGTGGAGAGTACCAGTCAGAAAACTCCAGCCCAGATTAATCCGTATCTAGATTCTTTCAGGCTCGGCATCAGGCCAGATCCGCTGATCACAGTCAGCGATTGGGCCGACGATTATCGCTATTTGTCGCAGCGATCATCAGCCGAGGCTGGCAGATGGAGAACGGATCGCACTCCCTATCTGAGGGAGATCATGGACTGCCTGTCTGTTACCTCATCGATTGAGGAAGTCGTGATCATGTCCGGCGCACAGCTTGGCAAAACGGAAACAGGCAACAACTGGATCGGATATATTATCGATCGAGTGCCTGGGCCGATGATGAGCGTTCAGCCGACTGTTGATCTGGCTAAGAGATACTCAAAGCAGAGGATCGATCCTCTCATTGAGGAGAGCCCTCGCCTGCGCGATAAAGTGAAGCCTCAGCGCGAGAGAGATTCGGGCAACACGATGTTGGCCAAGGAGTTCCCTGGAGGAATCCTGGTGCTAACGGGTGCAAACAGCGCGGTTGGTCTGCGCTCAGTGCCTGCTCGATATTTATTTATGGATGAGATCGATGGTTATCCGCACGATGTAGACGGCGAGGGAGATCCTGTCTCTCTGGCCCGTGCGAGAACGAGAACGTATGCGCGCAGGAAGATTCTGCTCACATCCACTCCGACCATTGCTGGCAAATCCAGAATCGAGATGGCATTCGATGAGAGCGACCAACGCAGGTACTATTTGAAATGTCCTCACTGTCAGCATGAGCAGATCATCCGATGGACGCAGATCAAGTGGGAGCCTGGGCAGCCGAAAACTGCACACATGGTATGCGAAGGCAACGGGTGCAGGATCGAGGAGCATCACAAAACGCAGATGCTGGCTGAGGGCCGATGGGTTGCAGAAAATCCAGGAGCTCGCGGAGGCAAGGTCGCTGGCTTCCATATCAATTCTCTCTACTCCCCTGTTGGTTGGTTCAGTTGGGCCGATGCAGCTCAGCTCTGGGATGAGAGCCATAAGAATCATGAGAAGCTCAGATCATTTGTTAACACTGTGCTGGGAGAAACATGGAAGGAGCGCGGCGATGCTCCCGACTGGCGCAGGATCTATGAGCGGCGCGAGCCCTATGCGAGAAACTCGATCCCAGATGAGGCGGAGTTTCTAACAGCAGGCGTGGACGTTCAAAAAGATCGATTGGAGATGCAGATCGTAGCCTGGGGTAGAAATAAAGAATGCTGGTCGCTTGATCATCGGATCGCCATGGGAGACTCATCTGATTTATCAGAGAGCGGCCCTTGGAGCGAGCTCTCGAAGTGGATCAACGAGGCGTTCACCACGCCAGGCGGAGAGGTTATGCCGCTGCGATTGATCGGGATCGACTCTGGATTCAACACCCAGGTTGTTTATGATTATGTTCGCCGATGGCCGCCGAATAAAGTTGTGGCGCTGAAAGGTTTTGATCATCTGCAGGTGATCGTAGGAACGCCGACGGCCGTAGACGTTACCAGCGGAGGCCGCAAGATACGCCGAGGCCTTAAAGTGTGGCCTATGGGATCCTCTGTTATCAAAACGGAGATCTATGGCTACCTCAGGGCAGACATGCCGACAGAGACTGAGCTCGCGGAGTCTGGTTTCTCGCCAGGGTTCATCCATTTCCCTGAATACGATGAGGAGTTTTTCAAGCAGCTGACGGCTGAGCAGCTAATGACTCGCGTCATTAAGGGCTATCGAAAGTACGAATGGTCGAAAGTCTATGAGCGAAACGAGGCTCTAGATACGATGGTGATGGCTCGGGCCTGCGCGTCTATCGTCGGGATCGATCGCATGGTATGGAATATTGAGCCGAGATCTGAGCAGAAAAGCGCTCAAGTTTCGTCTGAATTTAACGAAAAACAACAGAAATCTGCTGATTTTTCTTCAAATCAGTCGATAATCAGAAAGAAAAGTAGTTTCTGGGATCGATAGGGAGGACTCATGGCATGGTCGCAGTCAGATCTTGATGCGATAGAAGTGGCGATTAAATCTGGCACGACGATGGTGAAGTATGACACAAAAACGGTGACATATCGGAGCCTCGATGAGCTGATCCGCATCCGCGAGCTTATCAAAAAGGAGCTCGGCCAAACGACGGGAGCCAGCGCGAGGGTCTACATGGAAACCTCGAAAGGCATTAAATGAAAAAGCCAAATATTCTTGACACCATCATAGACTATATATCTCCAACAGCAGGAGCTCGTCGCGCGCGCGCAAGGTTGATTGGCGGAATGATGAGAAAATACGATGGAGCTGATCGAGGCAGGAGAACTGCTGGATGGAATACAACCAGCGCGTCTGCCAATGCAGAGATCAGAGGGCAGCTCTCCACATTGAGAAACAGATCGCGAGATCTGATCAGAAACAATCCATATGCCTGCAAGGCCTCTCAAGTGATAGTAGCAAATACTATCGGCACAGGGATCATCCCTCAGGTGAAGGACAAATCATCTGCTCGCGCGAAACGATACCAAGAGGCATGGCGCGCCTGGGGAGAAACGACGGCCTGCGATTTCGATGGCCGCCACGATATATATGGACTTCAGGCTTTGGCTATGCGTACAGTTGTAGAGTCTGGCGAGTGCCTAATCAGGCGAGTTAATACACGACAACCTATTGCTGGTGTGGCTCCATTAAAAATTCAGGTGCTCGAACCAGACTATTTAGACACATCTAAAGATGGCATCAGAGGCGAAGGCGAAACGATCATCATCCAAGGCGTTGAGTATAATGCCATGGGATCTGTTGTCGCCTACTGGCTCTATGAGCAACATCCTGGAGATCGCACCACATATTTCGGTAAATCAAATTTAGTTTCCAAGCGAGTGCCAGCGTCTGAAATAAAACATATTTTCAGAGTTGATCGTCCTGGACAGGGCCGTGGAGTTCCATGGTCTGCTCCTGTGATGATTCGCATGCAGGACTTCGATGAGTACATGGATGCAACGATCGTTAAACAAAAGGTTGCAGCCTCATTCGCTGGATTTATTAAAGAGCCAGATGGAGTGATCTCCGTAGGCGGCACTCAGCAATCGATCTCTGAAAAGATCGAGCCAGGCGCGATCGAGATCCTGCCTCCTGGCAAAGATATTGTGTTCCCATCGCCGCCATCTGTGAACGAGATCGGCGCATTCACGCAAGAGGTTTTGCATTCGATCGCTGCTGGCTTCGGCATCACCTATGAGGCAATGACGGGAGATTATTCTCGCGTGAACTTTTCATCTGGTCGCATGGGATGGATTGAGTTCCATCGAAACATCGAGGACTGGCGCTGGAATATGTTTGTGCCACAGCTCTGCATCCCATTGTTTGATTGGTTTGTGCAGGCAGCCATCATCGCTGGCGTAGATTCAGTTGAGCCTGCAGGAGTTGCATGGACAGCTCCGCGCAGAGAGATGATCGATCCTGGTAAAGAGCTCAACTCGATGAAGGATGGAATCAGATCTGGATTGATTTCTTATTCAGAGGCGCTGCGCTCTCTCGGCTATGATCCTGATGAGGTGATGGCTGAGATGGAATCGGACAATACAAAAATAGATGAGAAGAAACTAAAACTCGACAGCGATCCTCGGCATATCAACAAAGCTGGAGCTTTTCAGATGGCAAATGGCACTGCCGTGAGCCCTGATGATGCGCCAGATGATGATGAGGCAGAGGACGATGATGAGGAACAACCAGCGAGATATTTCGTAGATGATAAAGAGCAGCTCTACAAACAAACATCAGACGGGATCGAGAAAATCAGCACCTAAGCTGATCGTTCCTGCTGGTATTACGAAACTCAGAGCCATCGACGAAACCGATGCGATGATTCGCATTTTGAAAATCTATGCTAAATCTGATGAATCATTCCGAGGCCATCAAGGTGAGCCAGGCGCGCGCGGAGAAAAGGGCGAGCCAGGGATCGATGGCAGACCAGGCGCAGATGGAGCGCCAGGAGCTCAAGGATTGCGCGGAGAAAAAGGCGAGCGCGGCCCTCAGGGATTGCGCGGAGATCCAGGCGCTGATGGCAGACCAGGATTGGATGGGCGAGATGGATTGCCTGGCCCTCGCGGCCCGAAAGGTGAGCCTGGCCCTCAAGGCCCAGCAGGCCCACGCGGCCCTAAGGGAGAGAAGGGCGATGTTGGAGCCACTGGCCCGATGCCAAAACATGAGTGGCGCGGAACAGAGATCCGATTTCAGCAGGCTCCTGATCGATGGGGTCCTTGGGTTGATGTTCGTGGCCTAACATCCATACATACTGTTCAGCAGATCACAGGATCAACTGGCGTTGAGCTTTGGCAGAAGGTTGAGATCACGATCCCTGCATCAACGTCTCAAGTTGTGTCAACAACTGCTGTCGCATCGTTTAATCACGGTGATTTTATTATGAATTTCAGATCCACCACGACCAACAGAGAGAAATCATTGAAGTTTAGCGTCGTGAAGGACGATACAGACCTCAAAGATCAGGTCTATGCGAGGGCAGGAGCTTCGATTAACTTGAACGTGTCAAGTCAGATTAGCGGCGGCAACGTCGAGATCGTTTGCGCGAACAACGAGGCATTTGCCGTCACCCTGATCATGGCAAAACTTATCCTATGAGGAGGATGTAATGAGTAGAGTACTACACGCAGTTGAAAAGGGTCTGAGAGTCTATGCAGAGAACAGCCAATCATCTTTTGTTGATTTATTGTTTGGAGCAGGCGCTCCTGTCGGCACAAGCGGAGAAACCGCAGCCGCCAGCATCGGATCCGTATATTTAGACTCAACGAACGGAGCTCTATATCAAAAGAAGTTCAGCACAAACTCTGCTGCCGACTGGATTTTGAACGGAGCTGCTGCATCGATCGGCAAATGGCGACCAGAGAGAATCAGAGCAGTTACAAACGACACTCAGGGAGCTGGAACTAGAAACTTAACCACAACTCCGTTCGCGGATGATGATGGAACAGATTTAACTGCAGCAGATTTCGTCGTTGATGATTACATTATCTCTGACGCTGATGGCACTCCTGCTCTTTTGCGAGTCAGCGCAGTATCATCTCCAAACGTAACGTTCGTTGCTGCTGCAGATCCATTGGTGGCAGAAGATACGTTCATCGCCATCAACTATTTGCCAGATCCTGATGGCGGAGAGAATCGCGCACTTGTTAACTACAACGGATCAGTGATTGTTAAAATTTCAGACATCGACTGGCAGATTGCCACTGGAATTAATCTTTCTGGATCGTATGCTGCAGCCTCTGGCAACGTAGCTCCCAGCGATACAGTAGAGGTAGCGATCGCAAAGCTCGATGGAGTAAACGATAACCAGGACACCTTACTTGGCAGGCCTCAGGGCTCTACAAATCTTGGAACATGGACGTCGCCAGTTGATCTTTTGTTTTCTGCAACATCCACTGTTAAGGCATTGTTTCAAAGAATCGGCGATCTGCTTATGCAGCTTCGTGGCGTACAGGTCACTGGAATTACGGCTGCTGCTACAGTTGATAGTGTTCCTCATGCCACAGTGAAAGCAGTTAAATGGTTGATCGAGGCTTTCGAGGAAGCAACTCCTGCCAACAGACAGGCCATGGAAGTGTTTGCATTAACTGATGGCACAAACGTAGATGATACGGCTTATTCTAAATTAAAAATTGGAGCCAATTTTAACCTAACAATTGCGGTGGACATCTCTGGAGCAGATATGCGCCTGAGAGCGAGCTCATCTACTGCTGGCGTAACTGTAACCGCTCGCCGCATTGAGGTTGTAAAATCAGTTCTATAATGGGGAGTGAATGGTTGATCTAACCAAAGCGTTTGAAACAGAAAATGGAATCAAGGTCGGGAACGTAATAGTTCCCGATTCTATCGTTGCGTCCGTTAGGAGCTCGAAGCCAACATTCTCTGGCGATCTGCTAACTGTTTTGGAGTTCTATAATTCTCTCTCGCAGATCAATGCAAATCGCATTGCAAAATCTGAATACACTTATTCTGGTGAGCAGGTGATTACTCAAGTGAACACTTACTATCAAACGGATGGCGTAACTGTTCACGCCACAGAAACTATTTCGTTCACATATACTGGCGACGAGATCACGAAGATCGAGGTGTCATAATGTTTGGTTTATTTTCTCAAGTTCAGGGCTGGGTTAAAATAAAAGGTGCCAGCGATGGTACAAAGATCGGCAACACTGGCGACTCGCTGAAGGCTTTGATCACAGCATCAGCCCTTCCTGCAGGAGCATCTACGGAGGCAACTCTGGCTGCTGCAAAGGCGGTTCTTGATTTATTAAATGCAAAAGATTTCGCAACACAAACAACATTGGCAGCTCTCAATAGCAAAGATTTTGCCACTCAGACCACTCTCGCGGCTGTTTTGTCTGCCCTTGGAACATTGAATGCAAAGGATTTTGCAACACAAACAACTCTCGCAGCTCTTAATAGTAAAGATTTTGCAACTCAAGCAACATTGGCTGCGTTGAACTCTAAAGATTTTGCAACGCAAACAACTCTCGCGGCAATCCTAGCAAACTTAAATGTGCTATCGTCTGCGCCATCAACTAGCGCGCAAGGTTTGGTTGTTCGCCAGGTTCCATACGAGCTAGCAACTTATTCTGTTGTGGCCGAGCTAATAACTGTTGGAAACAACAAATCGATGCTGGCCATTCAGAACACAGGAACATCTGTAGTTAAAATTAGAGAAATATGGATCATCAACGATAGAACTACGGCCGTAACTGGTGTTGCAGGCGAGTTTAGAGCTCATCGAATCGCATCGTTTAGTGGAGGGACTGCTCTGACTCCAGTTTCTTTTGACACAGCAGATTCATTGCCTGCAGGAATATCATGCGCGACTAATGCAACAGTTGCATCTGAAACATCTCTATTAAGAACTGGCAAATGGTCAACAGATGAGTGGGGTCCTGGGACTCAGGACGTTGAATCATCAGATCATGCTCTGCAAAACACAGAGCCATTTTGGAAGCAGACTCCATCTGGTAAGCCAATAACAATAAGGCAAAATCAGGGCATGCACATCAGGTTTGCAACAAACTCAACTGCTGGCGAGTTTAATATAAGACTTACTT